AGTTTGTACTCGACTGACGAATACACTGAAGAGCTTGTGCAGTAGTTACCGTGGTTCCAGTAGCGCCAACGATGGTTGTATTGAGTGTCTGAGAGCTTTGAGCATAAACCTTTATGCTGTTAGCTCCATTATTCGCAATATAAACAACCTGACCAATCGGACACTCAATCGGGAGCTTAACACCAGTACTTGCCGCTGCTGTTCCAACCAAGTTTATAAACGAGGTAAGAGCAAGAGCATCAGTAATAGTAGAACCAGCTGCCGTAAGAGATCCCGACGATGAGAATGTTGGAGCAGAAGACAACGTTTCAGAATTCAAAACATTAGCTTGCTCCGGTGGCATTCCCAAACCAATCAAATCTGTAAGAAGTGACATATAATCTCCTTAAATTGCGGCTGCTATACCAGCCAGCCGCTTATCAATTACAGATTGGAGTAGATTGCACCAAATGCCTGTACTTCGACATTTGATCCAGATCCCGAATCCGTGGTTAGACCGACAACACCGCTGATCACGCCAGCAGTAACGCTATCGTCCAACACGCCAGCAGTAGCCGTAGTATAAAGCTTAGTTCCAGCTACATACGAAGCTGCTACCTTTACCTTTATTCCGCTTCCAGTTCCTCCACCCTCGCCAGTAAATACCCAAAGGTACTCATTGGTAGCTGCAGCAACTTGAGCGATTCCAAGACCCTTAGGAGGTGTTGAAGCATTAGTTGTAGTAACAGCAGTAAAACCGCCATCCTTATCAATAATGCCAGCTTGATACTGCGTAATAGTGCCTGCTGCCTTTACAAACATCCATTTACCACGCTTATCAGACCCAACATCCAGCACCTTTGCAGGTAGTGAAATTACTGTACTATCCCAACTGCGAGTAGAATTTACACCTTGCGATCCATTCAATGACATAATTCAATCCTCCAACAATTAAGCGTAAATAACAGCCTGAAGCGCAGGGGCAGCACAACAGAGGTTACCCTCTACAATGATCACAGTGAAGAACGCATCCTGATCAACAGGACGTGCCATCTCTGGAGCAAGCGGCTTGAAATCTGCGCCACGAACTACATCAAACGACCAATACTTGGTGTTGAGAAGTCGGCAACTGTTTGTCTCAAGTACAGTGGATCCGTATCCACCATCGAATACGAAATCACATCCGTCATACTGAAGAACACGGAATCCAGCTACAGCCTTCTTTACAGGAAGCTGAATACGCTGAATTGCAGTCAATGAACTATGGAGGAACTTCCAAGCAGTTCGATCCATAAGTCCAAGGTCAGGTTGCTCATCACCTCGAGTAATCTGACTGATTGCATCCGTAATCTGCTCTTGTACGTTTGCCGCAGTCAACGTTACGTTTACTGCAAGGTTACGTGCAAAAGTGTTTGTACTACGGTCAATCGTTCCATAAGTACCAGACGAAGGTGAAGTCGAAACTGCCTTCTTGATACCATCAAACTCAAGTCCTCCGCTTCCTGTTCCATCGCCACGAAGCGAGGTAGAAACGGTATTCTTAAGACGAGCGATTGCTGCTTTCATCTTCATTTCAGCAAGGTCAAGAAGCATAGCTTCGTCACGGTTAGCACGACGATCACGCCCTGAGATTGCTACAGGCTCATATACCTGCTTGATAGCGAATCGGAATGCAGTTGCATCATCGATTGCATCAAGGTTGAAAGTTGTGAATACAGAATAGAAACCACCGACAGCCGAATCATTGTACATGACTGGCTTACGAAGCTCATATCCACCGGAGAATTTACGAATAAGACCTTGCTCATCAAGCGAAGCCAAAAGCGGATTATGATGAAGAATCTCATCTGCTATTGAATCGGACTGATCGAACAAGGTCGCTACGATTGCTTCCTCAAGATTTGCCATTTTAGTTATCCCTTATAAATTTCGGGATAACCTCTATGGCCTAGTCTCCACCTGAGAGACGCCGACGCAGATTATCCCGTATGTCTTTTGTTTGTACCCTGGGAGTCCCTGAACCAGCGGAGCCAGAAATTGACTTTGACGCAGCCTTGGCCTTTTGGACCGCTGCCTTTTGTTCTTGAATTATGGGCTTAGCAGTCATCTTAGAAACTAGACTGGAATAAGCCGCATTCCCGTTAATGACGTAGTTATAGGCAGTATCAAGGATTTCTTCTGGAGAGCTGTAGCGTCCAGTTCCCGTTAATGCCTGTACTACCGGAGCCATATCAGCCTCAATTTGAGCAGCTGTTTCTGGATCCCGAAATACGGGTTTACTATTCATGAAGGATTCTACGACCTTCTGATTATAATACTCAACGGCTTTTTGCTCTTGCTGTTGCATCAACGCTTGCATCCGTTGCTCTGCAATCTGTTCGGCATCTGCCCGTGTGAGGTAGTTTTGGGGAGCTTGAGGGGTTTGTGATTGAAAGTTATTAAGTTCCTCTAAAGACAACCCATAAGACTCCAGCCATTCGCGGGCAGTCTCTACAGGATTAGTTTGCATGGCTCGATCCCAAGCAATTGACCGCTTGGCTATGTCTCCAAGGCTAATACCTTGTTTTGCATAATCTTCTTCATATTGCTTAATGGTGTCGTATACTGACGATGTGTTTTTGCGTAACTCCTCAACCTCGGCCATTTTACGGCTATAGTCAGACCGAGTTTCATACGCTCTTCGATTCAAATAGGATTGCAAAATATGGGCATTTTCAGCCGTTGGATTGAGGAATGCTTCCTTTTCCTCTTTACGCATATCTGCTGGTGGGAGCAAACCAGGCTTTACCTCTGTCTCAACTGTATTTGGAACGCTGTCACTAACATTTTGGTCTTCCTCTTGTGCTTCTGTTTCGGCCTCAATTTCGTTCTCGGCTTGTTTTGGCTGGTCAAATTGTTGTTGCAAAGCATCACGAATACTCAGACGTTCTTGAGCGGAGCGATCTGACTGTACTTCTGTAGCGTCAATGTCTTGTGTGTTATCGGCCATATCTTTCCCGTAAATTACGCATCATTTTATCGACTAATTGCTTTTCAGACCGTTGCGTTTCCTTCTCAGGAACATACCCACGGTCGTAAGCATCGCCAACTTCTATAGCGCCAGCCGCACGATAAGCGGATCGGAGCTTTGATTTGCTGGTGTATATTTCTTTTGGATTGAGTGGATTCCTCGTAGGAGGCATCTCATCTTGAATGAAGAGATCCCGACAAAAGCGTTCTTTTTGAACTTCATCAATCGGAACAACTTTTTGCTGTATAGGACAGTATTGAAACAGTTTGTATTTGCTCATTAGTCATCCATCACCAGGGCTAACAACAGCAGTTTAATGCGCTTGGTGCGCTCTAAACCCTGTACCTCGTCTGGCTTTATGTTTTCATACAACTTTTCACGAAGAATTGCACCTAGCTTTATAACGTCCACGGTGACCGGTATTACCACTATCCTTCATCATCAATGTTGTTCAATTCAATCGAAGGATTACCTAACTCATCCATAGTCACTTTACCAACTCGCTTACTTGGCTTTGGAATGATGTTATTGATAACAACTGGTTGTGATTCCGTTTTCATTGGCGTCTGAAACGTCTGCATTGTCATTCGGACTCGCTCAAGCTGCTGCTCGTTTTGAAGTCTGCGCTCTTCCATCAACTTCTCAGATTCAGCTAAACGCACTCGCATATTCTCTAACTCAAGTTTTTGAATCTCAAGTATTTGAGACATGCGATTAGTTTCTTGTTGAATCGCTTGCTTGTTTGCATCCGATTGCGACATAGCTTGTACTTTAAGCATGTCAACTTGAACGGCATTAGACTTGATTTGCAATTCCTGTTGACCCAACCCAAGTTCTTGCTGCTTCACATACTCATTGAATTGCTGCGCTTGAATCTTTAATTGAGACTCAACTTGATCACGTTGCATCTTTAACTGAGATTCTTGATAACTGATCATGTTTTTGTCATGGGCATCAGTCATTTCCATTTGCGCAGCTTGCAGCCTAGCTTGTGCTTCAATTTGCGCAATTTGCATTCTGCCCTGTATCTCAATCGTCTTAGGGTCCGGTGGAGGCGGTTGCTTAGCTGCCTCCTCTCTAGCCGCAGAGATTTCACCAACTTGTTTAAGAGCTTTCGTAAAGATGCCATCCAGCTCTTTGCCTCCCTTAAATCGTTTAATGACGTTCTGGAACAACTGAATAGAAAACTCTAGTAGAGGTGGGTACTGCTCAATCAGAGCTTTCATCTGATTGAAAAACTCGCCGCACGTAGACATAAGCTGTGCGCCTTCTGCCTGGTCTTGAGCTTGGTCAATTGCCACCATGCTGTCAGACGCAATCTGGATGCGGTAGTTAAACTGATCGTCATCACGATACAGTGCCATGATCTGTTCTTCCATCGCCATTACCATCATGTTTGGATCAATCGGTGCTGGTGGCAAAGGCTGCATTTCTGGCGGGAGATTTGGGTCTAGCGGAGGCGGTGGCGGTGTTGCTGGTACCAACGGTAGTAATACC